TCATTTTTTCTTCGCGTTCTTTCTCCATCTGGCAAAATCTTCGCTTGAGAAAATCCTGCTTCCGCCTACCCTGAGACGTTCCAGCTCAATCTCAATCTTCGCCCGTTCATCCGCTCCGGCGGCGATGTACCGCTTTCTGTATTTGCTACTGAACGAACTCTTTACTGAGGAAATCGCTTCCTTTTTCTTTTTCCCCTCTGCCATCTTTGATTCTACCACCTTATCGAGAATCTTGTTCGCCTTATCATATTCGCCGGCATTCAGGGCGTCATTTGCGTCTGATGCCTCATAAAGCGGCGTTTCTTTTTTCTCCTCCTTTTCTTCTGGCTCCGAGGCATCCTTTTCTGTACTCTCTTCCTCCTCTCCTGCATCTTTCTTTTTCTTATTAATGACCATATCAACCGCTTTTACAATCAGTTCCTTGTCGATTCCTCTGTCCGCTACTTCCTCAACCTTTTCTTCGTATGTTTCAAGATCCCAGTTCATCATCGCCTCGGCCGCTTCCTGAATTACTGGATCGTTTTTCAGCCCTCGTTTGACGCCTGAATTTACTGTCTTATCACTCTGTCCCGCTTCAATCAAATCAGACAGGATTCTGTCTCCCAGTTCTTTTTTACCTTCGCGGTATGCTTTCAGTGCCTTTTTAGCGTACATCGTCACATTATCTGCACTGGATATGTCATAGATCCTCTTGGTTTTCCAGTAATCTCCCGCATTTGCACCCGCCATATCTAAAGCGGTGTCAACTACGCTGCCTGTATCACGGAGAAGATTGGCGATCGGAATACCCGTCATTCTCGCAAGCGGACTTATCCATTTATACATGATTCCGGTTGTTGTGTATTTACTATCGCCTTCCACGAATTTTTTCATTTCATTGCAGGCATAGACAAGATACTGGAGTCCCTGCATATCCATACGCGCCGCAGAATTTCCACCAAACATCGATACGACATCTTTTGCTATCGGAATGAGATTCACGACGTTGAGGTTATCCGCGATATTGGCGCCAAGTGCTGACAGGTACTTTTCCTTGATCCCCTTATCATCGTCATCATCACGGACTGCATCCATGACCGACGCTGCTAACGCCGTGATCACTCCTGTAACCGCATATGATGCCGCGACTCTGGCAAACTTTGTTTTCTCTGCCTTTCCGGCTTTTCCATTGATTTCCTTTGAGTCTGCAATGTCCATCGCCGCTCGGTAAAGCATGTTGTAGCTCTTGATAGGCTCTGACATGAATGCTGTATAGAATTTCGTCCACTGTTCACGCATCGCCCAGCTTCTATGGAAAACACTGTCTACTACCTGGGTTTTGTCAATAATCTCCGAGAATCGCGCTCCACTCTTCTGCAGAAATTCTTCTGATCCGACTGTCAGTTCCGGATGCAGCGCCGCCGTCTCTGCTTTGGTTGCCATCCAGAGACGTTTCCACGCCAGTTCATCGCCCTTTCCTGCCAAATCCATTGATTTATTTATCATCTTTTCCCTGGTCGTGTCTGCACCGATGAGCATACTTTTCATGCTCCGGCCAGTGTTGATGTCGAAAAATCCCTGGTCTTTCCACCAGGCGATCGGAGAATATTTTTGCACCTGCGTCCATTCTTTCTTCGAAACCACCAGCTTCAATCCCTGCGCCAGATACTTCGGATCAATCTCCGCAGCAGCTCTGAAATATGCCGTCGGCTGCTGAATCGCCGTTCTCAGGTTCCATCCGACTGCCGCCGACTTTGCATTTCTCAGTAAATTAGAGGTCAATTCCCGTTCGCCGCTGCCGACACCGTTCAGATCTTTCAAGAACGCATCTACCCAAGCGCCCATTTCCTTGCCGTAAACACGTTCCATCTGCTCCCGGAGATTTCCTTTTTCAACGTCATTGAAATTGTAATACTTTTGAAAATCTGACAGCGGCACCACGAAGGAATGATAGCTTCCCATCTGATCCGTCTGGCGGGTATATACATCAAAGATATCCTCGATAATCAAACCGTTCTTGGCATGTTTGGTCGTGTTCTTGGTGATTCCGAGATTCTTCAACGTCTGGATATCACGGCTGACATCTGCATTCGTTTTTGCTATCTCGTTTTTATCGACCACGATCGGGAAATAATTCTGGGCATTAAACTTTTTATAGCCATACAAAGTCATGCTGACCTCATTGCCCCAGGCTGCCGTCTGATCTGTGAAGAAACTTACCACCCCGTCCGCAAGCGCCTTCTGTTTGGGTGTGAGAGTGTCTGTGATGGCTTTTACATCACTCGGAGTGACCGCTACCGGCACATTTGCCTCCACAACTTTAAAAAGTTTCTTACCTTTTACCGTGACCTCCCTCTCAACTCCCTGTGTGCGGATTCCCCGCAGCTGATTATACAGATGTTCCCTAGCTTGCGGACGTTTATTTAATTCATAAAGGCTCATGACCTGCGCCGGGGTCAGAGAGATTTCCCCGCCGGATACCTGGAAGGTCTGGCGTTTTGCTTTGTTGCCGGTCCATTCCTGGATTTCCTTTCCGCCAATTTCCAATTTCTTTTTCAGTTTTTCCATGTATTCCTGCGCCAGGCGTGTGTCCCTCATTTTAGTATCAAAGCCATCGCGGAGCCCCTGATAAACAGTCGTGGCTGCTTTTCCAAGACGATCGAACGCCGTGAAACTGTCCAGCATATGCACCTGCAGGAATTTATCCGCCGCGCTCAACGCTTTAATGGTTTTCTTATTCTTCCGCCCCTGCCACTCTCTCAGTGTGCTTTCTGCTGCCTCGGACGCCTTTTCGTAACGTTTATTCGTATACATCTTATTGGCATCTTCAATACTGTATTTCATTGCAGACACAGTCTCTCTCAATGTCCGAAGTTCTCTCGGCGTAAAGTCTTCAATCTTCTTTCCCTCTGCCATGCTCTGGAGCTCGTCCAGTTTAGTCACAAGATCCGGATCGACCTCAACATATATATCGCTCGTTTCTCCTTTCAGGACACCATTGTTTTTCAGAATGGTATCGTACACCTTCTTTGCCTCATTCCATTCTCTGGTGCGCTGTGTTTCGTTTCCATCCGCATTTAAACGAGAGGAACTGTAGTCAACACAAGACAGGAATTTAGCAACGGCCGTTCTCATGCTTTCCGGAACATGATCGCGATCCGTCGGAGACAGCAGCCACTTCTGCATTTTCGTGACGTCACGAATGATCTGTTTCTTATTCTGACGCCCCTGTTCGCGCTCCCTCACGTTCCCGCGGTATTCTCTCAGCTTCTGTTCGTATTCTTTTCTCTTAGCGATATATTCCTGCTCCGTTCGATTCGCCTTCGCAAAAATCTTATCTGCTAATGTCGGAGGTATGTTTCTGATATTTGCTTTATTATCCAGAATCTCCTGTCCAAGAAAAACGGACATTTCATCAATATCAGCACCATAAGGATTTTCCACTTTCGGACGGGACTCTTCCAATACATCCGCAATCCGAAGAAGCTGATCTGTCGGGTTGATGATATCGGTCGGGAAAAGATCCGGATGCAGTCCCGCCAGTTCATTGTATGCTGCATCTACGCTGACACCGGCGTTCCGAAACGTAATCTGTCCCATATATTTTTTCCGGAAGCTGTTATATCCGCCCTCGGAATCCAGGTTATTTCGAACTTCTTCCGGAACATAAATCGGCGTGCCCTTGATATCTTGCAGGATGTTTTTATAAACCTTTACCTGCTCCTGATCCGTCTGCTGTGATTTTTCCAGAATCGTACGGCCTATCTGCGTCGCTACGTTTGCCAACTCCTGAGCGTCCATACGTTCCGCTTTCTGGATATACTCATAAAATCGGCTCAGGTTGCTTTCAAGTTTTTCCTGTGAGTAAGTAGAATTATATTCTCTTAACAGGCTTTTTGCATACTTACGGATATCTTCTTTTCTCGGTGTGTAATCTTTTGTGAGGACAAGCTGATTTTTCAATTCTTCGTTGATCTTCCGCAGCTCACCGTTTTCTCGAACCACCTCGTCATAATCAATGTCCATATCGGAATCATCAATCTGGAAACGAACATCCTTCAATTCACTGATCGCCTTCTTTCTGGCATCCGGAAGATTGGGATCATAAAGAATCGTATTGATTCCTTCCTGGTTCAAGCGGGCTTTCAGGTTATCGCTGGCATCCGTCGGCAGAATGACAGCAGCAACGCCATCTTTAAAATTTCCTTTCTGGATTTCGCCCGAAGCAACCGCATCTTTCTTAAATACAATTGAAATGTCTCCCATATCTTCCCCACCCTTACCCGGTTTTGTTTTTAATGAGATAGGGCTGTTCATATCTAAACTTTCTACCAGCTTTTCTTCTGTCAGATCATTACGGGCAACCAACTCCTTGCTATCTGTCTCTTCCAGTTCATTATCTCCAAGCTGATATTTAACATTTTCATTCTTGACATTGCGCAGTCTGTCAAATATACTGGAGATAGGCAGATAGTTGTAGCCGCTATGTTTTTTTGCAGGTTCGGCCTGGGCGTAGTTGAACGGGACACTATCTGCCTTTTCTATATCCACTTCATGTAGATACATTCGATTTGTCCTGTCTACTTTTATAACGCATACCTCATAATACTGACCTGCATTTTCCCCATCTGTAATATTTATCTTTGCTCCTATTGAAACAGAATCATATCCTCTTCCTTTCCAGTCTTTCGAATATCTTAAAACCTTTCCATTTTCAATTACATCTTTTACCGTTGCAAAAGCGGCAGCTTTTTTGTCTCCATAACCATGCGCCAGATCATTGCGAACCGAACGCATACTTAAAGCAACATCCCCTACCACATCATTATGAACCACATTTCCGTAAGAATTATACAGTTCTATGATTTTGCTACGCATTTCCTTTGGATCTCCCTTAAACTCATCCCCGCGAATCGATGCGACACTGTCCATCTTCCGGACATAGTCATAGTTTTCTTCGATGTGCTTGTCTGTCACCTGATCCGGTTTTGCCAGCTGGAAGCGCACAGCGCTCTCCGTGCTTGTCTCACCCATCTTATAGTTCTCGCTTGCCTGATCCAGCGCATCCATCCAGCGATTTCGCGCATCCTCGAAAAGTCCCTGCTGCTCTGCAAGCATCTCCGCAGCTCTTCCGGTATGCTCATTCTTGATGAGGCTCTTGATTGCATCCAGCATATCGCTCAGAAAATCTACAATCTTTTGCGCCACGGTTTTATCTTTGCTTGCAATCTTCCGAACAAATTCCTCGTCATTCCAGAATTTTCCCGTAGCATCCGCGGCAATCTCCTCCATGATTTCATCCCTGGAGAGCTTCTGACCGTGTTTCTCGTAGGCTTTTTCATAGCTTTCCGTCATCTGTTCCAGTGTCTGACCCTCTGCGGATAAGTAAGCGCTGATAACTGTATCACGATAGGATGTGAAATGCTCCGGGGCATTCTCTTTGATAAAATGAGTTAATTCGTGGCTGTTTGTTCGAAGAAAATTTTCTGAGTTGGTGGAGATCCGGATCGTGCCTTTCTTTCCTTCGTATTCACCCACTGCTCCGGATTCCAAGGAATCCTCCAGGATGAATTTAAGCCCTGTACGCTTTCCGAGACTTTCTGCAAGGTTCTGCTGCGCCTGTGTCGCGTTCTGGGACAGATTTTCCAGTCCGCCCTGATGCGCCGGTCCCTGCTGCCGCCGTCTTGACATGCGATCCAGCTCCAACTTTCTGTCCTGTGCTCCTGCTTTGTATGCCGCAAGCTGCTGATCTCCTGTCAGATATAAGGATAGGGCTGATTTTTCCGCCACTCCGATATCAGCCGCATAGCGCCCAGAATCATAATACCGGTTAAATGCACGGCGATACTGAGATACCGGAACCTCCGGATCGTAAGATTCGACTGCTGCCGTTCTTCCATTTTCTCCAAGATCTGAGAAGATATCATTCAAATCTTCTCTATGGCTTTCAATATAGGATTGTCTTTCCGCTTCCTGCGGAGATACCGCGTATTCTCTGGCATATGCAGACAAATCCTCTTTCTGTTCAGGCTCACGAACATATTGAGGCCCTATGTTCTCACGATTTTGAATTGATTCTGTGTTCTCGGCAATGGTTGGAGACGTTATCCCTTCCCGAGCTGCATTCTCCGGCTGGTTCTGAATGGTACTAAATTCTGTTCTATCCTCTCCGCCTTTTTCGTCTGCCTGAATAGTTCTCTCCGTACTCCTCTCCTGAGCATCTCCATCGGATATGTTTCCGGCAATGAGAGGTGTGTTTTCAACAGGATCTGTTACGCCCTCTATCATTCGCTGTGCCGTATTTTCCAGTGCTGCTGCCTGCTGTTCTTTTACCTGCTGCCGCGCCGTATTCTCTTCCGGGAGAATATCCGGAATCGTTTGGGATGCTGTTGTCTGTTCTTCCTGAAGCAGACTCTCCTGCGGCACCGCCTTTTGCCGGGCGTATTCCTGGGCAGCGTTTCTTTGCAAAATATTGCCAAGTGCCTGTGCACCTCCGCCCATAATCACACCGGATGTCGCCCCGCCAAGAGCCGCCAGCCCTACATTTCCAGCGATGTCTGCATACGCTTTTTGTTTCGCCTCTTCGTCACTCAATCCAAGACTTTTATAGTATCTGACCGATGTATTATAGTTGGATTTGTCGCCCATGATTATTTTATCGCTGATACTATTCATAATCTCGGTAGCCGCCTCTTCTGACCCCTCCGAGATTCCTTGTTTCACAAGGTTGGTAAGAACGGTCCTCGCGCCTTTACCAGGTACTTCTTTCAGGGCTTTCAATTTTCCAAGGCTGAACGCTTCTCCTGCACCCTCTGCCGTGCCCTGTGCTGCGCCCTGTGCCAGCGCCTGGGTACCGGTTGCCCCTCGCTCCGCCGCATCCACATAGGCATCCGTCGCCGCACTTCCACCGGCTACCGCCACATTAAGCGGTCCAAGCGGAAGGCGAGACATTGCCTGTGTGATGGAAAGCCCCGTATCAATAGCAAAGTCCCTGACCGGCGTGCCTCCGATCGCGTCCTTGATTCCCTGATTCGAAGCATTCATGATCGCGTTACCGGAAAATGCTTCGTTATTCGTATCAACCGGAGTGTTTCTTTTTTTGTACTCTTCCAGAATATTTTTATATTCATCGGTCGATTTCGCATTCATCAATGCTCTGATTTCTTTTGCCTTATCTATGCCTGCCTCGGTTGCTGCATAAATGTATCCCTCAGGACTTGCCAGGGCGCCTGCAGCATTGTAGCCAACACCCGCAATGATATTTCTCCGCGATGCTTCTCTAACATTTTTAGTTTCATCATGTCTAAGTCGAGCCGCAGTTACGTCCCCAAGACTCTGCTCAAACTCTTTAGCTGTATCCCACCCATATTTTCCAAGCAGGTAGTTATACATGTTTTTCTCATCATCGTCGAGGAATTCCGCTCTACCTTCCGGCAATCCGCCCAATCTGGTTTTGGCTGCCATCTTCAGCTGTCCCATAAAACCATCCGAATAACCTTCCTTGCTCTGGCTTCCCTTTTTTACATAGTCTTTGTATCCTGGATCTTTCTGTGCCTGTGTATACGAAATATTTCCCCGTTTTCCTGAATATGTAAGTCCCGAAGATGCACGGAAATTCTGTTTTCCTCGTTCCGGGTTCCGCTTCGCATAATCAAGAACCATTTGGGCAAATTCCTGATTGCTATATGGTTTTGTTCCGTTTGCGCTGGTCTGAGGGCGAGAGGATGCTTTGGCTGCCGCTGGCTGCTTTGTCTTTGTGGCTGCATATTCCTGTGCCAGCCTTTTCTCTGTTTCTTTCTTTTGCATATGCTGGTATAACTGTTCCCGATTAAATGTTTGAGGACCAACATATTTATCAAATAATCTTTTCCCCTCTTCCAGCCTCCGATCCGCCATTGTGACAGTTTTTTTCTTTTGGGTTGTCCCAGAAGACCTTGTAGAACTGCCGGAAGCTGTTTTGGGTGACGTTTCTCCAGTGTCACCCGTTTTTCCAACATATTTTTCGTACAGCTCTTTTCCTTTTTTTAATTGATCTACTTTGTACCGCTCCATTTCTTCCTCCATGCATTTGCCGCACTATTCCATGCACTATTCGATTCCAAATAATTCTGATTAGCCTGCACAACATTTGAGGCGTGTGGTATATCCATCTTGCTGAGTAATGCCTGCGGATTCGATTTCGCATCTGCCTTATCCTTATACATATCAACAGCACCCGCTTTTTGCATATAGTTCATTAGATTATTTGCCGCCTCTGCGCCTTCTTCCTTATATACTTTCGTGTATGCATTTTTAGCATCAGCCCACGATATTGCATTTGCTGCTGATGTTCCCGACGAACTAGTTTTCTTTTTTGAAGATGATCTAGACGATCTGCCTCGACCTCCCGATCTGGCCGCTGCTGCCTGCTTCAATGCCATCTCAGCCTCCCAGTTCGCCTGTTCCTGTGCTGCCTGCTGCTTCTGGAATGCAAATTCCTGCGCCCATTGGTCTGCTGCCACACGGTCCTGATACTCACCGTAATCATATCCATATTCCTGATTGTACCGACCGTTATAATAGTTCAGATCGTTATAGTAATCGTTGACGCCATCCCTATAACGCTGGTAATCTGTATTGTCCAGACCTGTCACTACATTCATCTGGTTGTACAGATTCTGTCCTTCATCCGCATAACGCTGGTATGCCCGATCGTAGAAGTCCAGAGCCTTATTGTTTAATTGAGCGACATAATTGTCATACGCCTGCTGCCCGGCGGCCGATGCGTAGGTATTGCCATAACCACCCGTCAATGACGCTGCGTTCCCCATCGTGTCACGCATCGCAAGATTTCCCTGGCGCATATACTGATCGCGGTACATTTTATAGAGATCGTCATTCGTCATATCTTCGGCAGTATAGGAGAACTTCGGGCGGTTCAGGATATTGTCCAGGATATCCGAAATCTGACCTTCGTATTTGCTTTCAAACTCGTCCGGTTTGTTCCGTTCCAGTTTTCTCGTCTTTTCATAATATTCATTCACCCGGTCAGAGCGCTGGTAGACCGGTTTTGCTTCTGTTCCTCCGGATGCGGTTGTCACTCCGGCTGTGACGTTGTTCGATGGTGCTGCATTAGCCAATTCCTGCGCTTTGGCCGCTGTGCTATTGGTCGGCTGAGCACCGCCCTGCAGCATTCTAAGGAGTTTCGTGTTCTGGCTTGCTGAACCCGAATATCCAGACATCCCATACTCCTCAGCAAGCTTCCGTCTGGCTGCATAGCTGGAATCTCTTCCTGAGCTATTTAGATAATCTACGATACTTCCTACTGCCATTATTTATCCCCCTCCCTTTCTTCAATTTCTCCCGCACTCAAGATAGCTGCCATCTTAACCAGGTTCTGTGCCTGGTTGATTCCTTCTACCTTTAAACTATTCAAGATATTCATGACTGCTTTGATTGCAATTTCATCATAGATATATTTCTTCATAACTGCCTCCTAACTTCTGCTTTCCAAATCATCCAGGCGATCATAGATATCCTGGATCGTTTCTGCCACGCCCCAATAGTGAGTCTTTCCTGCAAATATTGGGTGATTGAGGTATAATTCCTGGATGTAGGCTGTTGCCGGAGACAGGACGCATCCATAATGAGCCAGGATACTTTGTGGTTTTCCAGTGGTCTCCCTTCCATCCCATCCAGTCCAAAAGCAGAACAAATCGTTGTCTCCCATTCCCGTGCTCTGATTCATCGTTCCGAGATACTGCCCTCGACTGGTGTCGAACGTGTAGAATCCGCCGATGTACACCGCATCCTCATCTGCTTCAAATGCCCCGCCTTTACACCGAATATGTGAACCGGTGATCGTCGCACCTTTTACGGTTCCCGAGAATGTCGCGTTTCCGGACGCATCGAGCTTGAAATTCGTGGAGTTTACCACTAAACGGTTACCGGATATAGTAACCTGTCCGGATTCCAGGGAAATCTCAGACGATACCGTTCCCTTTGAAACTTTCATATCAATCTTGCTATCTGTCACTTCGAATTTTGCATTCGTATTCTTTTCGAAATCAGATACCTCCACCTTGAGTCCATCCAGGTCGAACTTGAGAGAAGCTACCCGTTTCTCATCTTCCAGATACTTCGTCAGTGCCTGGTTGGAGTAATTGTCCTCTGGTGTCAGGTTATCGAACATATATCGAAGCTGCTCATTGAGCTGATAGAGATAGCCTGTGAGTTCTTTTTGATCCATCTTGTCAAAGCCTTCCATTGCTTTATACTGTGCCATCAGATTTCACTCCCTTCTTCGATGTATTTTCCGACTGCAATCAGGCGGGCCTTTCCCTTTCCTTCCAGTCTCCAGCGATAGTGAAAGCACCGCATTGGTTTAATCGGAATCGTGTAGGTTCGTTTTCTTGTAGCGTATACAGTGAGCATCCGGCGAAATGCAGCGTCTGAATCATGTTTCAAAAAGACTTCTACCCGGCTTCCTCGTTCCAATTCCAGGAGAAACTGAATCTTTCCGATGTATTTTCGATTCAGAAGACTTTCTTCCAGGTCTCCCGTTTCCAGATACCATTCTATCGGTTCTTCTCCTCCTTCAATCTGGCGAAGCTCCTTGTTTTGATTGATGAAATATAGTTTTCCATCTCCCGATGCAGTAAGAAGCATCTGAGTGTCATCTTCTTTATGCCAGAGTCTTTTGGCTGTATCATAAACCAGCAGTGTTTTACTGTTTCCCGTTTCAGCCGAGAGATAATATTTCTCTTTATATTTTCCGGCTACTCCCTCTGACAGATTGAATTTTTCCAGCACCTCCGACAGGGCGAACGGGACACCTCCGGTATATCCATACACGCCCGTTCCAGAAAGGTATATCAGGGTGGTTCCCACCAGTCTTACACTTTCACTGCATCCTTTCATCACGCCCGGAGCCTCCTGTGTATGGATCTGGATGTTTGACGGCTTATTTCCGTACACCTTATGAATCGTATGCTCTTTGAAAAACAGAGCATATCCGGAATAGGTGGCTGCTGCCGTGAAATCTCCGTCTGAGCCTATCGTTGCCGCATAGGAGTCCGTTGAAATGCCCTCGAACACATTCCAATTCAACGGATCTCCAAGTTTGCTTGCATAGACCTCATGGTTCTTACTGCTGCATCCCCACAGTCTGTTTTCGCATTCCGTCAGAAAGTCCATATCCGGAACTTTCCGTTTTAGCATCAATCCAGAATCCTGTGTGAAGCTTTTCTCCAGAGCTCCTATCACTGTGATGCTGTCGTCTGTTTTTGCCTGGATGGTGGCTGTCTTATTGTAGTCCGCATTCGTACATCCAGAAATTTCCACGCCGTCATACTGATTGAACTGCTTTCCGATTCCCGTGCACGATATTTTGGTATAAGTGGAACCTGTATAAGACGGGGCAAAGGTGGCGGTCGATGCCTGGGTGAATGTCTTTTCCATCGAACCAAATTCTCCGGAATCCGTGTTTAAGAACACCTTATCCGGAAGAATGATGATGTAGGCACCCATTCCAACCATGATTTTTTTACTATCTGTTACCTCGCCCTTTTCCTGGTCGTTGTAATACAGTTTCGTTCCATCCACGTAAGCCAGACCGTTCTTCCAATAGAGTCCGTTCGGCTTTTCTAGGATTTTTATGACCGCCCCGCGCGCTTCCCTCGGACCGGCGGCCGGATAATAATCGGAGGACATATTTTTCATGTCCGCGAAATATCCATCCTGCACGCTCTCTCTGGTATCGAGCCCGCCGAAGACCCCTTCCTGTTTTCTGGTCCTACTGACCGTATTAATAAGCGGCAATCTCATCATTACCACCCCCTGAACTGTGCTGTGTCTTTTGGGATATGACTTCTTCGGTAATATGCCGCAAATGCCTGGAATGATGATTCAAACGCTGCCACGCTGTTGTTGTATCGTTCTATCTCTCCGTTTTTATAGTCAATCTTGGCAGCTAAGTAGTTTGAATAGACATCTCCGAAGCGATCCGGAACCAGGAGCGTTCTTTCAAAGTCCCGATCGTAATCGTATCCATCGAACTCTATATCATTTCCTTCTGCCATGTTCAGGATCTCATCTACAACCATTCCCTCTACCTCTGACAGCCAGGCTGTTTTTACTCTGGCATCGTACTGGTTCAGCTTTTCATCATCTACCCTTGCCAGAATCTCCGCTATCTTCATAATTTCATCGCCTCCTCATAGTCTCTATTCTGACAGCTTTTTTTATTTTTTTCTCCCACACAAAAAGCCCACCACATTGCTGTGATGAGCTTGTACATCTTATATGTTACGCTTTTATGATGTGTCCATCTTCCGCGATTCTATCAGAGGTAAGCATCCATCCGTCTGAGTCAAACGCGTATACCTGGCCGTCAATCCGGCTGACGATATCGTGCAGGTAAGTGTATCCCTCAAGCATGTACCACCATTTCATGTCCTGATAGAGCCAGCCTTTCAGATATTTCCCGCTTACCCATCCGTCTGACGTCTGAATCCACGGTTCTTTGTCAGCGAAGCACTTACGGATCGGCTGAATGCACTGACCTTTTTTATATCGTTTTCCGGTATCGTTTCCTTTTGGAGACTGGCGGATAATCAGGGATGAGGCTGTGATACACAGACCATGAGTACCACTCTTTACATCTTTCATCTCTGTGATAGATGCGGATGAGCTGTCTGGTTCTGTTTTTCCGGGCCATGTCTTTTTGAAGTTCTCAAACGTTCCATATTTCTGTTTGAGGATGTTTGTTCCGCTGCCCCAGTCCGGCAGATAAAGATGCGGTTTGTCTTCCAGACTCTTCCAATCTCCTCCCCAGGCAAGTCCCAGCCCCTTGGCAATCTCAGCCGCTTTTTTAAACATTCCTGTTCTGTCATTAAATGCATCATCTGACGTGCTGCCATCTCCATCAATGTCCATTATTAAATAAAAATCAAAGGCGATTCCCCACTGATGCTGTGAACTGTAGCTGCTGCCCGGTGCATTGGTTACCTTTTTTCCCGGTTTTGTACGTCCCTGAGCATAGAGGGCATCCTGCTCTGCTACTGTCCGGAATGTTTCCCCAATCGTCACTGCAATCCCTTGTGTCACACAGGCTTTCATCCACGCACCCGCAAGACGCTGGAGACGCGGATGGCACAATGTAATATCTCTCATATTTGTCCTTTCTACGAACACAGGGCGGAAAATTTCCGCCCTGAATCATTATTTGCACTCATCTGCCGGTCCCGGCTTTTTTGTTTCTGCTCCCGGTCCTACCGGCGTGTTCCCTTTTCCTTCTTTTGCCGGACCCGTGCAGCCAACGTCGCAGGTGCACTCCGGATCAACTGTCATTTCCGGATGCCCTAATTTCTGCGCTTTCTTGGCGCTATAGTTATGTACTTCGTTTGCATTCTTGTTTCCATGTACGTTACAACTCATCTTTTCTTTCCTCTCTTTCTATTTTCTTGCTTTCTCTGCCTGGGTTCCGAAATAAAACCCTACAATCATAGTAAAAATGCTCATGTATTCCTGTCCGGATACTTCTCCGGAACACGTCAGCCCAATGAATCCCGCTGTCAGCGCTAACGTCATAAGGCTCTTTACGTCAATCAATTTTGCAAGTTTTTCTTTCAAGCCTTTCCCTCCTCTAAGTCCTGAATACGATGATTCGCTACCCGGATCTGTTCCTGCATAACAGCCTGTGCTTCTTCCAGCTTATACGTTCGCTCAATCACAGTGTTATGCTTTTCGACTTTCTTTTCGAGCTGACCCATCCGGTATGTCATGAGTTTTGCTGATGCAATCACACCCGCAAAAGCCCCCAGGACACCTCCGCCGGACGCAATCAAGGCTACTGCAATTTCTGTATTCATTCTATCCCTCCGGATGTTCCTCCAACCATTTCTCGGTTACCTTGCGCCAATATAACGGCACCTTTTCAAGTGTCATTTTCCCGTCTCTGATTTTCTTTCCATAAAAAGCCCCCATCACTTAGCACCTCCTTTCTCCGCAAGCTCACTCGCCGCAGCACCGAGATCTATGATCGCCTCATCCTGGATCTCCTGACTTTCCTCCAGAGCATCCAAGCGCTTCTCTTCCTCCGTCTTCTCACGCAGACAGAAAGAAGTCTCTACGATACCCTTGTTAATGACAGAAGTTTCAGAAACCAGAAGAACGTCCGAATATTTTCCAATCGTTAAACCTTCCGCCGTTTCAATCTGAATCTCTTTCAGATTTTCCTCTGTGAGCTTGTTCCACACCTGCAGCATCGTCTCACGGCTTGCACTTTCAATCTGAATTGCACTCAGAGAAGCTCCTGCTACCATCTCAATCTTCGTTCCGTCCTTTAAAATAAGCTTATCCATGATATCCCTCCTTATTCTTCATAAAGCACTGTAAGACCATAGGCAACCGCAGCGTCATGTTCGATCCGGCACCCTCTTGCCTTTTCCCATCCTTTGCAGAAATATGCAGCATGACACAAAGACATGTTCTCTAAGGACTTTGCCAGGAAACACAGCGGAATCTGTTCCACTCCTCTCTCTTCCATCTTTTCCCTGCTATACCATTCATCGGTAAACAGGGTATTTACAATCTCATACCCTTTTTCTTTCAGTGCTTTGACTGCCTTTTCTCTTGTTTTTACAATTTCTTCGTCCGTTTTGCCAGCCATCGGCTGTGATAACATTGCTTTCATTTCTTCCCTCCTACTGAATTCCCTTCCAGGCCGTCTGTAACAGGAAGCCTAACAGCTCCCAAATCTTATCTTTGATTTTACCCATGCAGATTTCATATCCAATCTTCTCCGAATAATTTTTCTCGTCCACGCATCCGGTTGATTCTACAATTTCAAATCCGTTTCTGAGCACGCAGCGAACTACTGTTGTCTTCGTTCCCATCGTCTTCGTTTCCGTGTAAGCAATAAACTCATCTACCATCTTCTGGCCGATGCTGACACCAGACGGAAGATCTGTATTATCATCTACTTTCATGTAAGCCTTATCAAATACTTCCTTCGGGCTCCATGACTCGTAACCATCCTGGTACTTTACCAGATATCCCGCATCGTTCGGATCCCCCGGAATCGCCCGACCTCTGCTTTCGTTATAGACTCCCTTCGTCATTGGTTCCGCTTCAATCATTTTTGTTCCGATGTATTTTTTCATTGGATTCTCCTCCTTTTTAGTTTGTATTACTCAGTTAAATTACGATTAGAAGCTGCGTTGTTAAAAACTCAAGTTAAATAGTTGGAATCAAAGTGTAAATTCGGCAAGGGTTAAGGTTTTCTTTTTTCCTTCAATATTGAAAATAATTTGCAGAAAATATCTTTGATCCCCTTTATAAACTTGCACATATACATTATCAATATTGTTACGATACTTTATTACAACTCGCATGTCGCTATTTTACGAAAAAGCAACGTTCGAATGAATGGTTGATCCGCTTTTTTAATAGGTTTCTTATGATAAAGTATAGGTCATTTTGATAAAGCCACAAATAGGGATATTGTTTGTTTCGGCACAATCATTTGTATTGGTAAACTTGAGATATAATAGATTCCGGCTTTTCAGTAGTTGTGCATTTGACAAAAGATTGGCTACATCCGTCTTATAAGGAGCGGCATAGCCTCCAGTGGATATTCTCATTTCAAGTATACATGATGAAACGGTTATTTTAGTCACTGACGGGGCAAACACCATCGGGATAAATATTAATATTTCTTTTTTGCCTGTTGTGATGTATCCAAATGCACCGTTAATATCTTCGTTCGTATAAGTACCTTTGGTTTTTCTATCCAGTTTATCGCTATTTAACTGAGTAAGTGATTTCTCCGCTGCCGTCAATCTCTCATCCAGCAGTTTCCCCACAATCGCATCCAATGCCGCTTTTCCGGATTCCGTAGCAAGATAATTTGCTATCAGTGGCGGAAGCGGTCCTTGAATGCCCTGCGGTCCCTGTGGACCGGTATCTCCTTTTTCGCCCTGGATGCCTTGCGGTCCCTGTGGGCCAGTCTCTCCCTGGATTCCCTGTAAGCCCTGCGGACCAGTCTCTCCCTGAATTCCCTGTGGTCCCTGCGGTCCTTTGATATTTCCAATTAAAATCCTAGCCATCGTTTTTCACATCCTCTCCTGTAAGATAATAGAGATTCCCTGTTTCCGAATCATAATGGAATGCTGGCGGCTTCTCTCCATCCGGATAATCTGCATAGAGATTTCCTGTTTCCGGGTCCAGATAGAGCGAAAACATCCCCGATGCCGGAACCATGACACCGCTCTCCCCCTTCACTCCTTGGATTCCCTGAGGTCCTTGCGGACCGGTATCTCCTTTTTCGCCCTGGATGCCTTGCGGTCCCTGCAGACCAGTATCTCCTTTTTCGCCTTTATCTCCCTTATCTCCTTTTAACTCCCCACGCTCTAGCTTTCCTACAACATCCTCTCGGATCTTCTCCGCTTCCTCTGCTGCCGTCGTCGCCCTGGTCGCTGCCGAATTTGCCAATCCCGCCGCAGTATCTGCCTTGTTTGTGGCTTCCTCCGCTTTTCCAAGACCGGCATTCAGTTCCTTTTCCAAGCGTTCAAATTCACTCAGTCCCGGCTTTCCTTCCGGGGTATTGATTGCATCTTCCACATACACCGGTGTTTTATACGAGTTAAAGCGCATCGTTCCAGTATCATCATAGCCTCTGACCGCGATAAATACTGCGCCAGGAACCCGAAGCTGTGTATTCCGTATCTGCCAGGTCAATAAGATTCTTTCCTCGCCGTATGTGGCTTGTAGGGAGTCTGTATCCTTCGTACCATCGGCATATTCCAGGTCGATAAAGAAGTCCAGCGCCGACAAATCCAACAAAGTCGCTGACACGCGCGGAATGGAGAATGTTCTTGTATCACACAGATTATCCGCTGTTGTTCCGATCTTCTCTTCTCCTCTTGGGATAAGCATCTGCCGGTTCTCAATTACTATCATTCTTCCACCTCTTAAATACGGGATGCATGATTTTCACACACATCCCGCCGTGATTAGATCAGCAGTTTCAGACCATTCTCAAACTTTTCAGATTCCTGATCGATAAATTCCGCCGTTTTCGTGTCCTGCTCCTGGGAGTTCTGCAGCACTTCCGCCACCTCTTTCGGAACCTTGACATTTCTGCCGCGCTTAACGATATAAGATCTACCGTTTACCTGCACAAATACATCGCCCTTGTACTTATCAGAATCTCTCATCAGGAAGATATTAACCATTCCATCATCCGGCGCTCCTGCTGGCTGCTCCTCTGTTTCTACCGCCTGCGTTTCTGCCATCTGCGTTTCTTTTAATTTTTCTGTTTTAGCTGGCATTTAGTTCTCCTTTCCTTCCGAGAATGTGCATCCCGTCTCTACACGTACTACGTACTGCTCTACCAGGCGCTCCGCTGTCTTGGTTGCTTTCCAGCCTGCCGTAGCTCTCTGGTTTAACGGATCCGCCGTACCGCCAGAACCAAGCTGTTTTACGATAGTTTCCAGACCGCCGCCGGTAATCTCCGTAACGCCATATGCATTTGCGCCCAAAATCAGCGTTGAATATACATCGATCTTCGTGCTACCGGTTCCCGCTGATCCCGTTTTCGCAAAGATCTTTGCCTCCGTGGACTCAACAAAACGAACACCGCCGATTTCTCCGATTTCATTCTGGTAGGCATTATCTGGATTGGTGTATTTATGCCACTCTTTCCATTCCGGGTCTTCCGTCAGGTCATACGCAATATCCGGATGGATGATCCCGACATACCAGCCGTCAATCTTCGGGGCATTCTGTCTTTTAAGGGCGCGGACTGCCATCTTAACCGCCTTAACAGTCAGCTTCATATCCTGGGTCAGGGTTGCTCTTGATGCAGTCTGTCCCTCGGCGTACTGGACATTAGTACCGCCATTCAGCACCTCTCTGGTTACGGTATCAAGCGTTGCACCAGCCTGATTGCCCAGAATCTTCAAGGACTCGACCAGGTTATTATCGATCGCTGTTAAGAGCAGCATATCCGACAGGCGAATATAATCGCCGTACTGCTTCACGGTCGATGTTACGATGCTGACGTCCAGTTTATTACCATCCGGCGTAACGCCCTCAGTCAGCGGCGTGAGTGCCTTGCTAAGCGGGGTATATTTTCTAAACTCGATTGTCTTACCGCCATTTTTCGGGATTGGACGCTTCTGTGCAAACTGATCGTGTACCAGGTGCGGACCTGCAATATCAATCAGTGTACTGTCATAATAGGTTTTCATTTCATGGGAAAGCTCGTTTCCCGTGCCACTCGATCCAGTTGTGTTGATTACATCATCAAATAACCGAAGGTTTAATTTAATTGCTGTTTCCATCATATCCTCCTAATCTCTGAATGTGATGATCTCCCCTCTGGCTGCTCGACGGGCATATTCCTGGCGCTCTTCCTTGGTCATCTTCGCCGGATCCTTTACGGTCTGCGCTGCCGGTCGGCTTGACATTCCATTTTCAGCCGGGCGCATCTGCCCGCTCCGGGCTGCTGCCGCCTGCTGTTTGGTTGCCGCCTTGGCTGTCTGTTGCATCAGTGCCGGAAGAATCTCATCGCGATGGAGTGTTTCATAAATTGTACGCATGTCAATCCCCGCACCCATCAGGTCAAGAAAACGCTTGTCCTGGATCTCGCTCTGCAGATCGAACTGCGGATACATCCGTTTCAGTTCTTCAGCTTCCCGATCCCACTTCTGGAACACCGCATCTTTCTGATTCTTCCGCTCAGCTTCCTCTCTGGCTTTATGTAAGGCTTCATTCTCCGCCTCCAGCTTCACCATTTTCTTATAGCTGTCTACTGTCATGCCCTGATCCGCAGCGGCTTCTTCCCAGAATACATCGTCACTTTCCAGAGCTTCGCGAATATCGCCCATTTTGTCTGTAGATATGCCATATTTTTTTGCAACCAGCCCGATAACATCGTTCTGCTGCTGAAGCTGCTGTTGAAGCTGTTTCACCTCGCCGACGCGCTCCTTGATTGCCTTTTGCATTCTCGCATCGAACAGATCGCGGAAGTCGCCGTTAATCATGTCATTAAATGCCTTTTCACGTTCCTCCGGCGTCTGTTCAGCCTGCTGCCCCTCGGTTGTCTCTGGGGCTGCTGCCTCCGCTCCGGTCGCCGCGCTGCCTTCTCCGCCGCCTTCTCCGTCAAACATTCTCAGGTTCAATCTTCTCATTTTCCCATTTCCTTTCTACCGTCTTTCCGGCGTGTCTATCTACCGTCTTCCCGGCGTGCCAGTTGTCTCTCCAACGTCTCCTACCGTCTTTCCGGCGTGCCATCCGTCTCTCCGGTGTCTCCTGCCGTCTCTCCGGCGTGCCTATGCTTATATTTTTACATAATCAAAACTCAAAATCTCCCACTAGGTCAAACTGCTCCGGATACCTTGATTTTAAAAGGCAAAAGCCGGTTTTTGTGAATTTCAAAAGATTCTCAATTTCTTCCGAATTTTCATCATCTGGATAAAACCTGACTGCTATATGTCCGTCCCGGCTTTCCGTCCGCACATTGGCATCCATCCGCCGCAAACACTCGAGTAAGGTCTGTCCCAGCATCGACACCGCTGCACAAAGGATATTCCCCTCATCCGGGTTCACTTTCTCCGCGTGCCCGTCGATAATGAAATCGGTTACTTCATTTTCCCGTCGTTCAATTACTTTCGTCATTATTCTGCTCCCTTCGGCGTCGCCGCCTTCGCTGCGCGTTCCCGTGCTTTTCCGGCGGTCGAACTGGCTGCTTCCCTGGTTGCATTCCCCATCGCATCAAGATGGGCGGATTTGCTGCTGCCACCGGACACAATCGGCTGCTCCCCCGGTCCCATTGCTCCCACTGCGTCTAACAGGCGCGTATCGCCGGTGCTCTGGGCGATTACTGCTGCCATCTGGCTCATAGTCTGCTGCATCTGCTGCATCTGTTGGTATAATGTTCCGTTCTGTGCAATCTTCTGCATGACCTCCTCTTTACCGTCAAACATCATCATTTCGAGGCAAGCCAGTGCCTGATCGGCTAACTGCGGATTAAAGAAACCTAGATTGTACATTTCTTTAGCCAGTTCGTTCTGGGAAATCTTTGTAAACGGGCTTGCTTTCTGTGCCTGTACTTTGATGTCATATACAGGCTTACGCTCCGCAATCATGCCTGTAAATCCCACTTCCATCTCCTGGGCTTGCATACCGGAGTTATCGAATGATACGAAATTCTCCCCCGTGTCATTCGTGATACGGAAGACACGGGGCGCGGTGTAAAACTGCCTGATGAGTTCCAGAACAATATTTACAACACTCTGAAAAGCCTGATAAGAGCCGTTTATCATATCCCTTGACAGCTTACTACCTGCCTCCTGCAGTGCCGCAATCGCGGAAGCTGCCGTTACTCCGGAAGCTGTCGCGCCCTGTGAAAAGTCACGGTTTCCGGAAGTCTCTTTTAATTCTTCGATTTTTCCCTGGTAAACTTGATAATAGATGCCTGGAAGAGGTGCCACTGTAAGAGGCAACATGTCATCTCTGGATCCGTTGTAATGCACAATATCCCTCGACAGGTCCGAAAACTCTTCCTCATTGAATCCGGAGCTGTCTTTGCACGCATACCGCGGCCTGGAACCTGCGATCGAATTCTGCAAAATTGACTGGCCCAGTTTGTCAATATACTCCTGGCAGTCTTTCATTATATCCAGATATCCAAAGCCGAAAGGACTGTGCTCAATCGGGAACATGAGATCGAACACAAACGGATACTGTCCATGTTTATACCAACCGTCAGCCATTTTTGGATCGTTCTCCGATGCATAGAGTACGGTTCCATTACAGATTTTACAATAATGCAGCACTGTTTTCATAACCGGCACATCTCCGGACATACCGGAAACTGTTTTCTTGTAATACCAATCAATGATTAATGATTTCCCGGTTGTATCGACATAATCATCATTCAGGTACTCCTGGACACTAATCAAGGTATCATTCAGTTTTCCCTGCATCTGTGGATATTCCTGTTCAATCAGATCGTTATCCATAACATTCAGATAAAACAAGTTCCTGGATTCCTGGATTTTATCAATTCCCGGCTCCCAATACATTTTGAGCGGGTCACATTTTTTAATTGAGATATCGCCCAGACCGTTCTCCTTGTGAGCATCCCAGAACACTCCATAAATGCTCGTTCCCATTTTGATTTTCTGCCAGGTCGCTTCTGAATAGACTGCAGTGTACTCGTTCCGGTCCATGATAAACGGAATAACATCTGATAAAATCTTGGCTGTTTCTTTGTCTGACTCCTCACGCGGCAATATATTCGCTTCTGGATAATTATCCATAAAATCAGCGTGCTTATTGATGAGCGAGTTGATCAGCCATGCGCTGGCCGGTTCGATTGCATTCCCGTTCTTATTTTTCTTTTCAAACCGATCCCAGTGGCGCATCTTCCACCACTGTTCATTATCAATCAATCTTTCATCCAGGGATTTCTTTCCCTGTTTGTACTTTTCCAGAATAGCAAGTGCTTTTCTTGCTTCTTCCTCTCCTATTTTGGTCTGTATCACTTTTTCTTCCATGATTTCCTCCTATACTCTCAATACAAGACGTTTCTGTTTGTACAAATCCAGCGGATCCTCCTGCGGTATCTCCTGGACAATACTCTGACGCGGGGCGATCGGGTGCTCCATAAGGACATAACGACACTCATCATAGATATGATCCTCCTGAGTCGTGTCTATATCCTCTACGTTATGCTCGTCATATACCAGTGCCGGAATCGTGCGGATGAAGTCCTTGCAGGTATCAAACACGTAAAACATCGCCCGGCCATTTGAGTCAAAGGCAAGACGATAGTGATACTGCATCTTACCAGTGAGGCGGGTGTTATCGCCCGGAGACCAGTAAATTCCTTCACGTTCCATCATTTCCGCGATCGATTTGCCGCGTGACCTATCATAGATAGACGGATCCGCTATCCCGATGATTTTGCGTCCTTTTAGCATCGGATCCGCCTGCTCCACCTCGCGGATCTGTCTGGCTATCTCGTTCGGCGCTATCTTGACACCTACATTCGGCTCTCCTGTGCAGCCGTACATTTCTTTGATGCGGTAGATGCATCCATCATGATCCACGGCGTGCCAGCCGACTGAATACGGTTTTACATAACCAAAGTCAAAACCCCGGTATATCGCCCAATCTGCAGGAATCCGGAACGGTTTAATAACGTGTGTGTATTGCTGGGTTTCGTAGCCCAGTGGATTATCCCGGAACTCCTCAAATACCTGCCCTGAAAAGCTATCCCAATCCCCATACAACAACGCCTCACGTTCCGCCTTTGGAAGCGATGCCAGCGCGGCGAGGTAATTCGGATCGCTTTTAAGCAGTTCTTTATTATCAAACACTGTCGATGGGATAAAACAGGACGTTCTATATAGGCTAGTCTTTTTGCCATGCAGATCCAGAATCTCATATTCATGCACTACCGTCTTATATGGCGCCGCCGCCTTAACAAAGTGCTGTTTTACCCAGCCGTGACCGATGCCGCCCGGGTTGGCTGTACAGCGCATATACACACGCGTTCCCGGACCTGCGGGACGGTTACGGGAAACCATATAGGAGTATTCATCCCATGTGAAGTGTGTAAGCTCATCGAATCCAATAAAATCGTACTGTTTGCCCTGGTAATTTGTCCGGTCCTTAGTGTACTGCATCGAACCGAAGTAAATTTTTGCGCCGCTGGGGAACTTCCAGACGTGCCCCGTCTCGTTATATCTGGCTTTTCTGTATGCCGGTTGATAAACATCGCGTGAGCGGTCTATCAGTGCCGTGAGCTGCGGATAGGTCTTTCTGAATATGATCGCCCGGTAATGGGGGATGTGTACCTGGCGCAGAGCTTCCGCCAGAAGAAAATCAGACTTCCCGCCGCCTGCTGCCCCGCCGTATAGAGCTTCATCCTCCCCTCTGCTCATCATCAGCGCCTGTTTCGGCTGCGGCTGCCAGATCACTCTTCTGCTTTTTGTATCGTTCAATTTCCTCTTTCACTCCTTCCACATCCGCCGGCGCCAGCATGATCACGCCGCTTTCCTCGGTCTCTTCTTGCTCCTCCTGGATATTCTGGCGCTCTCTCCAGTCTTCCCTGGCGCGGTTCGTCAGCCAGAAGATGATCGCCTTGGTATCTGGGGGGATATAGACCTCATCCTCTCCCACTTCCAGATGCTCCTCTTCTTTGATTTTCCGACCGGAATCGTTGTATTCTATTTTTCGGACCTTAAAGGTCTTTTTTAGCTGGACTTTGTGACCGATGCATTTTAGATACAAGGCATTTTCCACCTCTGTGTCTGCAATTTCTTTGCTTTTTTTTAATGTGTCCGCTATGACCGGATATTTTTTTCTCCACTCGTTCAGTGTGGACCTTGAAATTCCTATATTTTTCGCGATCTGCTGGTCGCTCAGTCCCTTCCGGGCCCATCCGGACAGCAGAGTCCTCTTGTCCGGATCGTCAATCCATTCCTGATATTTCGCTCTCGCCATCCGTTTTGACCTCCTTCCGGTTCTATTTTGCCAGTTTTTTATTCACTTTTCTCCCACGTAAAAAGACCCGCCACTAATAGCGAGTCTTTTCTTCGTATTCTTCATATATTTTATTTTCAAGCTCTTCCAGCTCCTCCCAGGATAAACCATATTTATCATGGAGTTCATCCGCCTGCTCCTGACAGGCAATCCCTAATTCTATGGTTGGCTTATAAGCAAAGAGCTCGTGAAGCATCCGGAAGTGTGTGATAGCTTTCTTTTTCAGAAACTCATCGATGTCCTCCTTGTTGTGAAAATAAACGTGGTCTATGTAAAGTCCTTTGTACTGTTTCATGTGCTTGTCCTCCTTATCTCTCCCAATAGTATCCATCTCCAGAATCCAGAATTATCTGGACTCCGGTGTCATTAGCTTCGATAGATGTTACTCTGTTCATGTCGATCATGTTGTTATGGATGTAGGCTCCCATAACCGACGCTGTTAATGCTATGCCTACAATAAAGCCGATGATTAAATTTTTCATAGTTTTGATTCCTTTCTGTGTGATTTGTTTCTCTCTGTTTCTATGTACCCATTATATAATATATGTACCCATTATACAATGCTAAATATTTACAAATATGTACCCATTATATTGTGTATATTGCACTATGTACCCATTATCTATTCTATGCTATACTATCGGCAGGGAGGTGATACTTATGTCAGTATCAGCAGCTCAACAGAAAGCTGTCAATAAATACCTAAAAACTACTTTTGATGATATAAAAACCAGAGTCCCCAAGGGAAAACGCGAGGAATACAAAGCCGCTGCCTCTGCCCTGGGATATTCCAGTTTCAACAACTTTGTTGTGCAGGCTATTGAAGAGAAGTTAAAAAGGGAACAGGTAGCCCTATAACTAAAATAAACAGGAGGATTCAGGCATGAATGATGAAACAAAAATGATTCTCGATGAAATCAGAAAGCTGAATGATAAAATAACAGATATTCAGTTGACACTCGAAAATGAAACCAACCGAAATATTAAAATTATCGCTGAAGGTCATCTTGATTTGAGCCGGAAGCTCGATGACGCTCTAAAAATTGATACAGAAAAGGAGATGCTTCTGATTCGGGTTAATCGTTTAGAGAATGAGGTCAGACGATTAAAGGAACGCATTTCAGAAATCGCATAATTTCAAAAAGCGCCAGGGCAGCCCCCGGCGCTTTTTCTTTATTCCGTTTTTTCAACAACCTCAATGATCCACTTCTCGGTTTCTGGCTCAAATTTTGCCTGTACATCTCTGCCGTCAGCTGTTGCCAGCGTCGCATCCAATTCGACCCTGCCATACTGTTTAACGATAGCTTCCAGGACCACGCGCGCTCCTTTTGCCTGTGCCTCCCAGAGCGCTATCGCCCGATCTCTTCCGGCGATGCTTTGTTTCAGCATTTTTATCTGCATTTCTTTTCTTTCGATTTCTTTTTTCTGTTTCTGGACAATTCCCACGCTTCTGCCTCCTCATATTTTTTATAGATTTTTTTATAATAAGGGCAATTCTGGTATTCATCTTCACAGAACAGCCCCATCCAGTCCGTTCGCTCTCTGATAGATTTGAACGACAGCATGTTTTTGACATCAAAGCCTAGATTATTCTCTATGTTTTCACAGGTGATCGTGATTGCCTGTCTCAGCTTTTCCCGCTTTTTTGATAAATAAAACGGGCACTGAATCTTTGCCTCGTCGTTCAATTTTCCTATCCTCCTGCTGCCACGGCCGGTTCCTGCCAAACCAACAAGACCCAGCCGAGTATGTTTTATATATTTCCTCTTATGCTGCTCCATAGCGCCGGTCTGCATCTCTCACAGCTTCTGTGCCGATCTGGGCGTAGCACTGCAGTGTGGTGTCCACCTTGGCATGACCCAGCTTTTCCTTGACCATCTCGACCGGCGCCCCTCGATTAATCATGTCAGTGCCGCAAGTACGGCGGAATGTATGCGGCGATATTTTTAGACCGCTGAGGCGCTCATCTCGGCTCTGAATATCTTTCAGGAGGTACTGGATTCCTGCTATGCTCAAACGTTCATAGGGTGCTTTGACTCCCACCAGCAATGCCGGATTGCTGTCTTTGCGCTCATTTAGATAGCCCCGGATATGAAGAGAAGCCTGGGGAGAAAAATATATTTCTCGTTCCTTCCGTCCTTTTCCGTAGATCCGAGCGCGGCGGTTGACAAAATCCATATCCTCAATGTTGAGCTGCACAATCTCCGACACGCGGCCGCCGGAGGAATAGAGCAGATCCAGCACCGCAAGCTCCCGCTCTGTCCGGCAGGCGCAGCGCATGATCTCCCTCTGCTCTGCCGTGAGGATCGGCTGCATCCGATACTCTTCCTTGGTGGGTTTGATATTTTTCATCGGATTCTCTGCCATTTCCTTGTTTTCGACCGCCCAAACGAAGAACGATTTCAGCGACCGGATCTTGCTATTATATGTTTTGTCTTTCCATTTCCTCCGGATTTTTCCGAATGCAAGATAGTTCTTGATATGGTATTCGCCCATCTCAAGCGGGCTTACACCTGCGTAGATGATGAGCTGCTTGAGTTCATGTCCATACTGTCGGATTGTTCCAGATGTCAGTCCCCTAAGAATCATATCCTGCTGCCAGAGCTGCATCACTTCATACATTCGATCCGATTCTTCGCTAACTGCTGTAGTATCTTCGTTCCTCGAAAAGCTATAATCTGCCAGATTCATGTAGAGGATCAGCTGCACATCTTTCAGGGCTCCCTCTTTGACATATTCCTGCATCTGTGTCAGTATCGTGTTAATTAGAGCACTTGCCGATACCATAAGATTCCCCCTCTCTTGCTTTTTCTGGCTTGATTGGGTATAATTGCGTTATCTCAATCAACTTAGGTTGTACATACCTTCTTTTTTTAGAGGAGCGTGCTATTATTGCCGCTCCTTATTTTTTCCTCTCATATCTGCATTCCAGTTTTCTGCCGCCCGGAGTAAGGCGCCGAATCTTATTTCGATCCTTGTGTATTCCAGCAATATAGTAACCGCCAATCAAACACATATAATCAACGTCTCCGTACCGGTTATTTTTCGGATATGCTACGCAGTGTTTACAGTTCGCGCAGCACTCAATCCCTTCCATCGCCTTCCCCCTCTATCCTATACCGAATGCCATATTTTCGATATACCTCTTCTCCATATGTCCGGATATCTATGTTTTTGTCTGCAAAAACTTCGTTCGTTTCCCGGATGACTGCCTCCGAGAACTTTAAGATCCTGGAGTTTTTATTTTCTTCCTTGTCAAGTGGGTATGGCTTCCACTTAAATTTTTCACAAAGAACTTTGACCGGGACTGCCAGGAGCAGACAAAGAACATTTTGAACGATTTCGCCATCATCTTTCCCGCTCAACATCTCCTCTCTTCTCTGCCACTCCTCTTGCACCTCTTTCATGATGCTGTCACGAATCTGTTCTTTTTTTGATTCGACCGCTCTTTTCTCGATTTCTCGGATTTCCTTTGCCGTCAGCTGATAGCGTACCTCTGCCGCCTCCTGCTGCCGTGCGGCTCTTCGTCTTTCTGCTCGTGTCATGATTTAACCCCTTTTCCAGTCTCTCCGAAGGTCGGACATAGTCGGATATCCATATGCCCGTCCATTCTCCGTTTCGACTATGTAACCGTAAATATCATCTCTCTGGATCCTTATCTGCTGGACTTCTTTACTGATTTCTTTTCGATTTCCTACATAGAGCGCCCGCAGATACAGGTGTCCCCTTTCTGTTTCTTTCATGTCAAACCACATCTTCTCAATTTCATTCTCAATCCCTCCTATCTCTCGCCGCGGACCGGAACATCATCAACAACATTTCTGACACAGGCCTGCTCCTGTCCTTTCTCTTTGCTTTCTTTACCGATACAAGAGTCTTCGACTTTTCGCTAGACGGAACCAACACGCCCACATGATACGGAACTTCTAGGCTTACAGCCACATACACATCTGCAGGCATTACATAATAATTAAAATCTCCGATGAAGTTGTGGCCGTTTTTGCTATGAAAATCCTCCACTGAGGACTTGACCTCGTAGCAATAGAAGTCCCCTTTCTCGATCCCGGATACCGTATTGTTTACCGGCTTAAATTTCATAAAATCCACGCGCACCGCGTTCGTGGTGCCATAATCAAATGTTACTTCCCGGGCCCAATAGATTCTTGTATCATTATTCGGGCAGATGTGCCGCTGAATCAATGACGACAGCATTGCTGTTATTTCCGGTCTGCTATTCATTTTTTCTAGCCTCCGACAGCTCCCTGGACAGCTTGGCAACTTTTTCCGCCATCTGTTCGGCGATTGATTCAAACTCTTTAATTTCTTCCGGAGTCTTTCCGGTATCCTCGTATTCTGCCAGTCTGGCGATCAGCTCGTCCTTTTTGGCGGCAGACCAATAGCCGGTCTTGATTCCGTTTACTCGTTTACTCGTTAATCGTTCCATTTTTCACCCTTCTTTCATGCAGGTACCCTTTACATT